TTCCCAGCGGTATGCTCAACAATAGCGGACGTCGCATTCGCCTTCGTCTCGTTGAAATATAGATTAATCGTGCCTTGATTCGCACCGCCAAACAACCAAAGACTGCTTAAAGACGTTGTGACCGCGTTTACCGCACCAAGCCCAGTCGACGCAAAAGCGTCTGTACTACGCCAATCAGTTCCGTTCCTTCCAATAACGATATTGCTACCAGTGAGGTCAGTAGGATAGTTTGTGATATTACCCCAAAAAGCGTTCCCAGTAAAAACGCCAAACCAAATCCCGTAATAATCGCTAGATATATTCCCATTATTCCAAATCGTCATGTTCCCGGCAGAAACCAGCATAACCAGTGCTACCACTACCCCCAAGATTGCAAACTTTTTAAAGTCCATTTTCGATTATTAACTAACTTACTATTGTTTTGCACGGGCAGCCCCGTATCCAACGCCTAATCCAACAACCAGAATCGCCAACACTCCACCCGTACCAAGAGAATATGGCGAGTCCTGCCTCACGGTATACGTCCTGTCACAAAGCGCGTCACCGTCACCGTCCCTATAGCATCCAACATCCAAATACTTGTGTGTCGTGTTTAAGCCGCCGGTCTTAGCCTCAATCGTCACATTACCCTCATTAGTAATCACGACCATTGTTCCGGTCTTGTTTGCCGTTGTCGCACTTAGATTAGTCTGCAACGCGTCTATGATATAGTATGAAATCTTATCGATTCGTTCATCGTAAACCAGTTTCCAAGTGTCGTCGTCAGTAATCGTCATGGTCAACGGAGTCTGGTTTCCATACCAGCACGGATAGATCGTAAGGTTCGCGATATACGTCGTGTTCGTTATGGAAGTGTTATCCTCGTTCACGTAAACGAAACTTATGTTCGACAAATTACATTCCGCACTCAAACCGGTTAGACCGCCCGCACTAATATTAACCGCCCACCGACTCATGTTTCCCACACTATGATTAGTCATGAGGGCGCCGCCAAAGGTCACTGAGGAAGCGTTTTCTCCTGTCGAACAGTTGAACGTGTAGTATGTGCTGAAAAACAATTCTTCCGTGCTACTCTCCTCAGCGCAATCTATCGTGTGGATAGCATTAACTGAGCCTGAAAGACACAGTAAAGCCAGAACCAACACGAAACCTAACGCAAGATTAATTTTCTCGCTCCTGTCAATATCTTTAAACATCTTCTATCCTCCACTCACCCACAAACTCACTACAACAGTGCTGCCAGTCGCATTCGCAACTTTGATTTGCATATATTGGAGTTGTGTCTTGATCGGCCAACACTTCATTAAGTCGTCTGGGCTAGCTGTCACCCAAGACAAGGAACCGTCTTCACCAACGTCTCCACTACCCAAGTCTCCGGTCACCAGCTTGCACATCTCCTCTTCATCTGCTCCGCCCAAGACAGATACTGTGACCACTCCGTCTGCCTTAATGTACACTGTCTTGTCCATCCATCCACTAGCGTCGAATACTGCAGACAATGCAATCGATTTTGTTGCAATATTAGTGTCAATCATCAATGAGATGTTAGCAAACTCAGCCATTTTATGTGGCATCTTTAATACCCCACCGCAAGCCATATACCGTCTTTCGTAGACGTCGTCACACAAGTCACCGCACTCCCGTCAAACGGGGCGGCGGCAGTCATAGTCTCGTTCACAGAAGGGTTGTCGGCTACAACCGTGCTTTCCGTGTGCTGTAGCATAATGAACTCGACTTTTTCCATGCCCGTATCCAAGTCCCCTCCGGTCGTGCTGGCAACGTCGAAACTGCCGGTCGTCACCTTCCTCCCGTCTCCAGGGTCTATCCTATCATTTATCACTGTCGTTAAAGTCATTTTCTTAATACCCCAATGCAAACCATAAACCGTCTTCTCCAGCGGCAGTCACTATCGTCACCGCACTCCCAATCAGTGGGAGGGTTTCCGGTGTGACAGCCCCAGTCGCTATTGCCGCGTTCCCGGTCGGCTGCAGTTTAATGAAGACGCAACTCGCCAATCCAGTGTCAATGTCTCCCCCAGTATTATCACTGCCTCCCGCATTAGTGAACGTGCCGTAAGAGCATTTCATGCTTCCGAAACTGGCTATCCTCTCTATACTATGTGTAAAAGTCATTTATTTCACCATCCTATCGCCATCCAATAGCCGACCTCGTCAGCATCAGTCTTTATTGCTATAACATCTCCTGGCGCTGGTAGTGCGGTTGTCACGCACCCGACGTTGGTTGTTATAGTGTCCGCGTGCTTCGGCTGGATTGTCATGAATACGACGTCGCCCAAGCCGGTGTTAATGTCTCCGCCGGACGCCGTCCCAGTACTAGTGTACGTTCCGTAGGCTACCTTATTGCTCCCGAAGTTCCTGACTTCACCCAGAGTGTAAGCAAATGCTGCTCCCACTTTCAGTCACCCGATTTTTCTTTAGTCCTCTTCCGTCCACTACCCTTCTTGACGCCCGTAATCTTGGGTTTCTCCTCGACCTTCTTCTCGTCCACAACCTTCTTCTTATTCTTTTTCACTGGTTCGTAGACTTCAAAGATGTCGGGATACTTTGTTCCCAAACGTTCAGCGTCCTCATCCGCCATTAAGCGACAGACTCCAGGATTGAACTGAGTGTCCTCAGCGTATCCTTGGGCTGTAGTCAAAAGTATTCCACTGGCACTTGTGCCAGTATATTTTACCTTCTTCATTTTCTTTTCTCTCACTCCCCCCACCCCAAAAAAAAGGGGAGAGGGGTATGGGACAAGATTTTTGTCCCAAAAACTTTATTTCTTAATATCCCTCAACTTACCATTCGCCTTAAACAGTGTGCAAGTGGTTTCTCCTATCATGTAGAAGACTCCCTGCCTGGCGAACTTGCCGATATGCTGGTATTCCTCGCTCTCCATATACAGTAATGGTTTTGCTACCGCGATATGCGTGAACTCAGGCTGTACTAGCATGATTTGCCTTAGCGGAGTTCCTCCACTACCTCGCGTTTGTATGTCGTTGGACGGGATGATCGGCAGTCCATTATAGGTTGCTGTCGTGAATCCAGCCTCATTGTGGCCTACCGCCTTCACACCATTCACTGAAGCACTGAACTTCTCGTTGTCAAACCTCTGGTTCGGCTGTAGTAGCCTGCTCCAAGCGTAGAGTGTGTCGAATCCAGTGTAGTAGACTGCATCCGTACTTGAACTATCGCTCCAGTATGGCCTGCAATTCTCCTCCAAAGTGTCTATCAATGGTAGTGTTAGCGTCCGCGTGGTCGCACTGTTCTCGTTCACATAAGCGTCAGTCCAATCGTTGCCGTGCCGTGTTAGGCCGTAAATGTCCTCGTCACCGTCACCTATTCCAGAGTCGTTGTCGGTTTCCGCGTCGCTGGAAATAATCCTCTCTAACGTCTCGAACTCATACCAGGTTGATGCTGCCGTGTCCATGTCTCCCACCAAAGCCTCGTTAATACGCTTCTCGAAGTCGGTTGACATTGCTCCGCGCAGTTCCTCCCACGTTGGCGTGTCGTCCTTGCCGACTGTCGCCGCTACTCTCGCAGACTGCTCGAAACTCTCCGAAATCTCCTTTAACTCAACACTGATTTCCGAGAAACTTAATACTGCGGCTGTCGGAATGCTCGCGGCTTCACTTGATAGTCCGCTCGTATCCGTGTATGCCCTACCCGTGATCGCACGGTAACCCCACTTCTGATACGGCCTCTTTTGTAGACTTGCGAAAACACTCCGTTTCGTGTTCACTTGATACCAGAGTTTAGGCCCGAAAATCCCGTTGAATCCTCCGCTCGTTCCAGTACCATACGCCGTCTTCTGCAGGTCTTGACCTACAATACTACCGTAATAGTGTCTCTCCATGTCCTCAATCGTGTTGAATTGAGGAGTGTTCTTCATTAATTCTTTATTATCCATTTTTAGTCGTCTCCAGCGGCTATGCCGTCAAGTTGTTGCCAACTCATTTCTCCCAGAGTCTTCCAGTCGAGTTTGTCGGATTTCCTTAGGAGTGTCTCGTCTCCGCCCGCCTTAGGTTTTTTGGTGGTGGAGCTTTCTAGAACGCCTTTTTTTATCAGGCGTTTCAAGGATTTTTCCACGATCTTGTCCAACTCCTTTTTCTCGGACTTTTTCTTGGACTTCTCCTCCTCCTCCTCGTCTTCCTCTTCTTCCTCTTCCTCTTCGGCTTCCTTCTTGGACTTTTCTTCCTCTTCTTCCTCGTCCTCCTCGTCAGCACCGTCTTCAGCCATCTTAGCTTGGGCTGCCTCTAGTTTTTCAACTCGGCCTACCAACTCCTCCATGACTTCCATTGGGATTTTGACTTCAACCTGTTCTTCGGTCTCCTCCTCTTCCCCCTCCTGCTTTTTCTTGTCCTTACCCATGTCGTCTTCACCTAAAATTCTTTTAAATAATTTTTTTAATCTTAAATCTTCTTTTGTTTTAACCGTGTCCTTACTCCAATAATCCTTCATTTTCTCGCTAGGCCATTTTCCCGTAGCCTGATGGTGGATTACTGCGCAATACGCTTCAGGATTCCCCGTATCCTGGTTTCCGGCCACACAAGCGTCAAAATCCTTGTAGCCTGCAAACGCCTTGCTAGTATCTCCTTTCGCCAGGAAATTTATTGAATCGTATTTACTTGGAGTGTTCGCCGGCTCGTTCACCACACTAAACTCCCAGACCTCAATATCCGAAATCCGGTTTTTAAAAGTTCCCCCCTCAATAAACGTGTCCTGCTTCAAAGCCCGCCCCCCCAAACTGAAGCCCGTGTAATCATTGTTCTTAATCTTGTCCCACGCCTCATTATCTATAGAATAATCGTCGAAAATCTTGCCCTTAATCCAGATTCCTGGCAAACCCTTACTGTCCTTAACCTTCCAGTCCAGAATCTTCCCGACGTGCTTGTTGCTGTGGCTGTCCATGATGACTCCGCCACGCTCCATAACCGTCCCCATTATTTTGGTGAGGCCGTCGATGTCGATAATATCGTCTTGCTTGTCTAACACTTCAACACTGCCGAAGCCTGAGAAAATCCGTTCGTCTGAAACAAAAGTTTTTTCTATCGTGGGAAACAGGTAGTTTACACTATGACGGGGCTCCACGTTGTATGTTTTAGTTCAAACAAGTATTAGACTAAAAACTATTTCCGCATGTATTTCTTGACGGTATTGATGTTCACGCCCACCCGACGGCTTATCGCCCTAGCACCAAAACTCTTAGCCAACTCCCTAATCCTATCCTGCTTCTCCCTCCCAATACACGGTCTCGGACTCATCTTTATTTTCTCCCTGGTAGTGTTCTCACGGCCTCGCCAACAATCTTCTTGAAATTCGATTCAACCCAGGCTACGGCAGGCCGGAGGAACGGCATCATCTGCGGGTCGGTCGCACCCCTCTCCCTCTTAGCCTTCCAGTCTGTGACTGGGTTGTCTGGGTCGTGTGTTCCGTGAGCGTTAATCATGTCGGGCGTGCCATACTCGACGTTTACGGCGTAGGTGGAAGGGTATACTATCTCGCTCTTCAGGTCGCCGGTATAGTTTATGTGGCTTAACTGCACCATCTTGCCCGTGTCTTTCGGAGCGTACTCATTACTCTTACTCCAGACTGCCTCAGTGATTGTCTCGTGGATGTGGACTAGGTCTCTGGTCTTGATTTCCCGTAGTTTCTTTCCCATCGACTTTTCGAGTTCCCGCGTGTTTATTTTGAATTTAATCATGGCTTATTCCAGGTGAATGTTGTGGGGTGTCCTTCAACCTCTATCCCATCAGAGTATAAAAGTTTTTTTATCGCGTCTATAACCATAATCTTTTAAAACTTGCGCTGAATAGTATGTCTACAGTTTATGTGTGGCATCAAATCCCGATACACCCATTTAGGACCGTTATGTTTCATGCTCACAGTCTTCACAATATGCTTCAATCTTTTAAGAGAAACCCCGCCACCCTCACTAGCAATCCACTTTTTAATATCCTTACAGACCTGAGAACTGCGATTGTCCTGTGGCCCCAGCCAAAAATATTTAAATTTGCCTTCAGGGTCTCGTTTAGTGAATCCAATCTCACGCGCCTTATTAGCCACACTTGTTAATTCCGTCCGTGCGATAGTCTCCGCCCTATCCTTATCCAGACCGATGTTCACCAGCTTCTTCTTCAGCTTCGCCAGTTCGAGTTCAGCACCCCCAGCAAGGAAACTCCTCACAAGAATCTGTTTAACACTCTTCTCCTGAACAAAAGTCAGCCCCTTAAAATCAGTGAACAATGCACCATCTACTATGGCTTTCGCCGCCTCGCTCCAAAACTCCTTCTGCAAGTCCATGCCCGCGTCATCAGACACAATCTTCTTTATGAACCGGACATTCTTCTTCCCGGAAACCTTCTTGAGCGTCTTCTGCAGGTCTTCCAGGTTGTAGACCGTAATCCGTTTTTTAGCGGGCTTCAGCTTCTTAATCTCCTGCCGGACTTTCTGGATGCTGTTCTTGTTCGACTCCCTAATGTATTCCACTATCTCATGGCTCTTGTCGGTGTTCTCCCCAATCTTCGTGCGGATTCCGTCCAGCCGGTCGGACAAATCCTGTTTTACCAGGTCGATGCTCCGCCGGTTGTGGTCGATTTCATTTTGTGTGGAATCGGCTTTGGAATCAATCTTCTCTAATAAACCCGTGATTTCCGCCTTAGAAGTGTTGTTCTCCTTGTTCAAGACAACGCCAAGTTCCTTTACTGTCGCACACAACTCCTTTTGATTAGTCATGCCTGTCGTGATTATCTCACTGAAATCGTCTGTTAAGTCTATTTTCTCAGGTGTTTTAGGCACTGCAACCGTCTCGAAGCCGGATAAGAGTTCGCCCTTACACTTCCCACTGTACTCGGCCATATAGCTTCCAGGCTCCAGTTGGACTTCACGATAGTATAAACCGTCCACCCCCTTCTTCAGCTTGTATTCTCCTATCTTGCTGTTGCCGTCGAAGATTCGCAGGGTTGGTTTAACAACCTTCAGGGTATCTCCGTTCTCGTCCAGGAATTTCGATATAAGCCTCATTTTTATAACGCCTCCTGGAACATCATGGCGGATGAATCCTCCGTATGTATGCTGTCACACTATGCGCTCCATGCACGTCATCAGTGTATGTTCCGCTCGCCTGGACTGTTACGTCCGTATCGCTAGCAATATACTGGACTGAAACATTATCGTCCACAGCCAAACCAATGTGGAAGTATTTTTCTATGCTAGTTTCTGCATCCTTCCTGTTCACGATACCAACCTCCTTATAACTATTCTCCATCTCC